GTTTCTAAATTGACATACCAGCCCGTAGACCAAAGTTTGCCTTCGACCAACCAACCTTCTACGTTTACATTCAATGTGTGAGATTCAAAATCGTTATCTTTTTTGATTTTTTCTAAGGCCGCATCTGCTTCAGCTTTAGTTTCAACATCCCCTAAAGTAAGGATTTTTAGACGACTATATTTGTACTGAGTTAATGCGTTAGTTTCAGATAAAATATGCTGGCCTTTATCATCCTGACTCAAAACTTTTAAGGTAGTAAAAACATTTGAAACATCATTTTCATAACTAAGACTTAAAACATTATTGTCATTATTTGAAGGCTTAATTAAACGTAAAGGTGTTTGTACTTGATACGGATTATGAAAAGGATCACCTATATTTAACGTAGCATCAGGATCAAGCCAAACATGTTGACCAGTAACAGCGGCAGCTTTAACAATTGAATCCCAAAGTGATTCTGAAGGTTCTACAGAAATTTTATTCTTCAGCCAGCTATTGTTTTGAATTTTGACATCATGGAAAAGTTCACCGAAATCTCCATTCAACACATAACGCCCAATTAATTCCTCAAGCGTTATTTGTCGGCCATTAAAAATTGGTACAGAACAATCAATTAATTGACCAACTAAGTCTCGACCAGAAATTTGCAAAGCGTAGCCATCACGATTTACTGCTTCAGATACTCGATCCGCAACAGACGTTAGAATCAATTGATTAGCATAGTAAAGGCGTATAGTTGCCGAACCTTGTATATCTGAAGGTAAAAGCTGACTATCTTCTTGAAATAGAGTAAGACTCCAGTTTTCCGCTGGCGTATCTATTTGGCTATCGACCGATACCTCATCCCAAGCTGTAATTGAAAAGTTACCAATTTCTAACTTAATTTGATTGTCTAAATTATCTTGCATAGATGGTTATCTCCATACCACCTAAGAGCAATGCAGGATTCTGCAAATCAGGATTTAATCGTCTAATTTCTTCTGCACGTGTGAAGTCTTGGTACAGTTGATGTGCTAACCAGTGCATTGTGCAAGGAGCAATAATTTTAGTTGTAGTAATAGGTGGGCGAGTTTGAATTAATTCTTGAATCTGTAAGTGAATCTTATCTGCTATCTCTTTATAAACAGCAATTTGAGTAACTGAAATAAAGTTAATTTCAGTGTCATTTACTTCTCTTTCGGCATTAATAGTGGCCTGAATATCCTGTCTATTTTTTTGTCTAATAACAGCTAACTCAATTGGCGTTAGGCTTAATTGATTAGATTGAGCCATTTCATTACGAATGATAGAAATAATTTGCTGAGTAACTGCTATTGACGATGCTAGTTGTGTTGCTCGCCATAATTGTTGTAAAGGTAAGGGGGTTCCATCTTCTTGAAATAGCTTTCCAAAGCGACCAATTCGGCTTACCAAATCTCGCCATTTCGAGATTGCAGAAATTGAAAAATCAAAAGTAACAAGTTTAGTTACGTCATCTACCAATCCAACAATATAGTTTGCTGGTTCAAGAATATTTTCAATTGCAGCTTTACCAAGCTTCAGATATTCACGAGCTGTATTAATACCATTCCGAATATTATTTACGATTTTAAAAAACTCGTTCTCATCATTTAGCTTGAGTTTTTCAAGATAACTTTTTAATCCCGCAGCTGGAGCTTTAGTAATTAAGGTCGAGTCAATTTTTGTAGGAGTTACGACAGGGACGAATAAGTTATTTTTTTTCCAATCTGCACGGATAAACTCTAACGATATTGTACAAAAATCGGGGTTTTCAGCATCATGATGAATTTGATGGTTAAGTGCATAGACTTGTAAGATACCGTCAATAGGATGTACTAACTCACCAGAACCAGTAGCATCCATTGCTGCGACAAGTGCATCCAAGTAAGTTTTATAATCAGAACCAGTAAAGATAGCATTTAGATTAATTTTCTTAGGCTCATTGCCCATATCTTCGACGCGAGCTTTATCTGAATATGGCGATTGTTTAATCGATAAAGTTTTAGAGCCAGATGTATCAGCAGACGTGCATTCAAATTTAACGCCTCGAAAACTAGCCTCTTGTAAATCTGTATCCCAGCCCATAAAAAAACCTCATAAATATGAGGTTATGATCTATAACTTTATTGACCTAATCAGGTGGAAATACTTCCTTTAATTAATTGCCAATTTTAAAGGGTGGACGTGGTGCTCCATATCGCTGTTCTTGCTTTTGTGCATTTTGAGAAATACTGTCGAGTAAGGTATTACCAGAAGCAACAGGCTTATTTTGACCAGTCACATGAATTAAGTTTTTTACCTGATTAATTAGTTCCTGACTGAGCGCATTCTGTTTCTGTTGTTCAGTAATTAATTGAGTAGTTTTTACCTCTGTTGAAGCTTGTTGTGCCTTACTTTGTTCAATTGCTTGTTGTACAAAATCAGGGCTTTTACTATCACCCGATCCAATTCCAATTTTTGATAAAAGCTTTGAAACTATACTGTAACCAGCGTCATCATAGGGCTTGATTATTTGAGAACCCACATAAGCAGCACCGACTAAACCAGCTGCGCCACCAATTCCAACTCTAGCGTTGGGGCTGGGACGAGGAGGAGTCCCTTTTTTAACAACTTCTTCAGGTGCAACCGTTTTAGAGCGAAGGCCACCGAGTGAATTTAGAGCGAATGCTGCTGCACCAGCACCTAATGCTAATGCACCTACAGCTACAGATGCGCCATAAGTTGTGGCAGCCAAATTCTCATTTCCAGCCGCCCAATCAGTAATCTTTTCTTTTGCATCACCTAATGAACTCGAAAGTTGATCGTACATTTTAGATTGTGCAAAGAGCTTTTCCTGATTCATGGCTATGTCCTTAGCCCACTCAGTCTGGCTGACCATTTGATAATCTGTATTTACAGTGCCAGCTGAACCTTGCAACTGACCTGTAATTTTATTCAAATTATCTTTTTGGTAAGAAACTGCATAAGCAGCCATTAACGCTTGTCTGTCAGCAATGATTTTACCAATTTCACTACCCCCAGCAATATTAATCATATCTTCAAGTGCTTGTTTTCGATCTGCTGAATTGGATGCGTTCAAAGCTTTATTTTGAAGTGATTGATATTGCTTATTACCTGCGAATTGACGTTCAAGTAAGTTCATAAATGCTTGAACCCCGTAAACTCCTTGTTCACGTTGTTGAATAGCATAAGTGCTCCAATCAAAAACAGAATGGGGCTTTTTCTTACCCTCCATTCGAGTTGGATCACCTTGCTGAATTTTTACCTCATCTCCTATAGATTTGCTAAATTCTCGACTAGAGAGTTTAGTCAGTAAATTTACTAAGTTATTGCCTGCCTCGTCCCTTGTAGCAGCAGTAGACATAGAAACCTGATTCATACCAACAAGCTGGATAAATCCTTGCTTACCAGAATAACCAATTGCTTTTGCAGCAGCCATTTGTTGAGCTAACCACTTTGCCTGATCCTTATATTCAAATGAGCCTAGTTGCCCACCACGCACAGCTATATCATGACCTTCTTGTAAATTAGTAATCCCAAAATCTTGCATTCTGGTTGTAAGTGTAGCGGAGTCACTTGCTGATGCTCCTGTAGCAAATGCAGTTTTGACAGAAGAATTTAATGCAGGTTTAACATTATTTAAATCATATTTACCTGATGCGATTAATGTATTTACAGCTTCAGCAGCATCTTCACGTGTACCACCACCATTTCTAATTGCTGTTTTAATATATTCATTTAATTGACCACGAGCCGCTAAGCGAGCAGCAGTTGACATTCCTTGCCCTCCAGTCGCCGTGGCTGCAATATAGGTGAGCTGTTGATCATAATCACGGGGCTTTTGTAAAGCATTAGAAAAATACATTCCTGAAGCAGCAGCCCCCCCAGCAACAGCAGTACCTTTTTGCCAAAGTGATGAAGTTTTTTGAGTATATTCATGTGTTCGCTTACTAGATTGCTCAATCTGTCTAACTAAGCTTGCCATCTGCGAGATCGAGTTCACGCTTTGTTTATATGATTGGGCTTGTAGTTTGGTCTGTATTGATTGCTGCCGTAATACACCTTCTAACATTCGATTAGTTCTTAATAGTTGCTCACCAGCACGAGCAGTATTAAGGGTTTCTCTTGTGCCAACTCTTGCTGTATTAACAAATTTGGCTTGTGCTGATCCGATCTGTGTCCATTGTTGATTAACTTTATTTGCGGCTGTTATCTGCTGATCCGAAATACGTTTTAGCTCTTGCCCAGCTTGGCTACCTTTAATTTGCAACGTTAAGGAAACAGTAGTATTTCGAGTGCTCATAAATTAAATCTCTTGGGAGTGCTTACGCTTTTTCGAAACAAAAGTAGTTTCCTGTGATTTGGTAGCGTTAGACTTTGATAAATCCGCGTTAGATTTCCTTGAAAAACCTTGATGAGTATTATCAAGCCGCTCATCATCAATAAGAGCGATAGCCATATCTAACGGCATATTAATTGCCTCTAGATATGGCACATCGAACTGAAGTAAAGCCCGAATTATTCGGACTCCACCTCTAAATTCTCGGCTATTTCCTTTGCATCTAATTCTTTGCGTTTTTCTTCTAAATAATAAAGATTCGAGCTGGATGAATGACCAAGCATGTCGTAAGTAATTTCATATTCTTTACCATCTTGGTCAATAAGTTTAGTCATTACAGCAAGATCAGCAATGCCGATAAATTGACCTTCAAGCATTGCAGCTTTTGCACTTAAATATTCAATTGCAGTTAATTGACGCATGACAATTTTTTGACTTTTAATTTCCGTCTGTCCAACTAATTTCTTTAATGGGACAGGTAAAGTACCTTCTACTTGAATCATATTAATCTGCTAGCCTCAAATTGCTTCATTGATATATGACAATGCAAAACCTTCTAAATTACGTCGGGTTTCACCATTTACTTCAAATGTATCGGAGACATCTTGAACATTAAAATCAATATAAGTCTCGCGATAATTACCTGTTTCAGATTCAATGCTTAAACGAGCATCTTCAACGTCAAGCCAATTGATACGGTCTTTACCATCAGGAATAACAACAGAAATACTTAACGAGTAAGTTTTAATACCACGAGATTTGTATTTAACCTCGCCAGTACTATTCATTGTAGGAATAGGGCGTTTACCAGAGTTCTTTTTAGGACTAAATGAGGCACAATCATATTCCTCACCATCCACAGTTAAAATAATGTATCCAACAGCATTCTCAGCCATTAATTAAACCTCTTTTAAAGATATTTAATTATTGACTACTGTTAAGTGGAAAACGGCTGGAAATATTTCCTAATTTATATAAGATGGATTTCAAACAATACGTGAGATAAAAATGATGAAAACTGAATTAGTTAAAAACTTAAAAAATGAGATTCTTTCTGGAGCTTCAAAAGAAGGTTATCCATCAGTCTATTATTTAGATAACCACATTAATGAATATACTAGTCAGATTGATGTATTAGTAAAGGCGCTGGATGAATTGGAGGCAGAAGGTTTAATTCAGCCTAATTCATATCAAATCAGTGTAGATGAGATAGTTAGTTTTGTTGACGTTAGAATTACTCCAAAGGGAATTGATAAATTTAAATAAAAAAAAGACCTCAATATAGAGGTCCTTTTTTTAGTAAACATCAATTCGGCTTGCAATTACATGCATACCACGCACCCAATATGCAGGGATTTGAGCATTAGCTCGGCTCTTATTCGTTTCATCTTGTGTAACAGTCAACTGATCCGCTGAAGCCGTTACATTTTCTAAGATTTCAGCTTTTTCTAATTTCTTTGCCTCAGTTAAAAAGATTGAACGGAGATTACGACGTGCTGCTGAAGTATTTTTACGACGACGTTCTTTTGATGCTGCAACTCGCATAACTTTACGAGTGTAATCAATAGTTAAAGCCGCATTAATATCTAACATTAAATCGTCATCCTCACCTGAATTTGGATTTTTACGATATGTCGAAACTGCTCGTACAATTTCTGGAATACCATCCGCCCCAGTTTGAATCATACAAACACCTTTATTAAGCGCTGCTTCGACACGCTCAAAAGTTAATTTATATTGGTCATCAACTGGAGTGATACCCAAAAGATTTACACCATCGAATGGAAGGGCAGGATCAGCTGAGTCGGCTAAAGCTGCTGCCATTGCGCCAGCTAATTCGGCTTCTTCTCCGATTGCACCGTGATAGCAAACGCACAAAATACGATAATTTGTTTCAACTGGTGCTTGGGCTGCAAACTCTTCGGCTGCTGTAACATCTGAAAATGGCACAATTAAGATTGCTGGTTTCTGATTAATTGCATCACTAACTGAATTAAGATGATTAACCCATTCTAAGGTTTCATTTGGATCAGCTGGCGGCACAGCTAAAGCGATAATTGTATGACCAAGTGGAGCAATTGTTTCTTGAATACTCATTTAAAAAAATCCTTATATATATTTAAATTACAAAAAACTTAGATTATCCCAGTCAACCATATCGACTGTGCCTAAAATGCCTTTGAGTCGAGTCACATTTCCTTCCTTATACATTTCTATACTGCCTATACCTGCTAAAGTAGTTCCACCAGTAACGTTATCAATTGAAAAATTATTGTGATCAGCAGTTGCTTTAAAGCTTTCTAACGATGCAAAAGTTACTCTGAAGTTACTAAATTCAATATTCGTTTTTGTCGGATTACGAACTATGATTCCACCACTATCAAGCATGTAAGCCATAAATGGCCCTTGTTCTGCATTTGGTTTATACAAAACATCAAACACATCATTTTTTAAACTTGAGGATAAGGTATCAACACCTCTTAAATCCTGAATTTGGTAAGCAACCCCATTAACTACATAATCTATTAGTAGAACTGGTTGCTTATGATTTGGGTTCCAGCCATCTAATATATTAAGAAGTTGCATGTCTGAAGTACGTTGTTCTGAATCAGGAGTAGGAGTCTGTTCCCCATTATTTTGAGGGGCTAAACAGAAACTCAACGACTGAGTTGATTCATTCCATTCAGCAGAAGGGTTATTATTAAGAATCTGACTGATAGATGAAGCATCAATGGTGTTAATCTGAATTTGAACATAATCAGACGAATGATTGATAAATTCACCAACCTCTACATTGTTGTAATATGTTCCATTAGGGATGACAACGTCTCCATTACTATCAAGAGGTTTTAATTCAACATTAAAATTACTAGATAGATAATTAATAAACTCACCAGATCTGAATAGCGAATTCTTTGGATATTTTGCACCGTTTACATAAATTTCGTATATACCTCCATCCGTCATATAGCGAGCTTTAAGAGAGCTTGTTGCGCCTTCACATCCAATAGGAATAGAACCCTGATCGAAATTATTTGTAAGACAAAAATCGGCAGCTAGGAAGAAAACTTTGTAATCTTCATTAGTGGAAGTATCATCAAAGCCGTTTTCACTATGATCTTGATTCCTTGCCATTCTAGGATCAACAATTAAATCGTTAGAATCGTAAAGGACATAAGATTGATTAGGTTGATCAATCTCATTAATTTCTTCATTTGGATCGAAATATAAACCAATTTCTGAGCTTGCTCTTAGACGTACTCTAGTATCTGGAAGTCCATCTTTAAGGGTAATTATTAATGAAGCTCCAGCTCCACCCATAGGAGTATGTAAAACAGAAAGTTCGCTAAAAGAATCTAAGTCTGCCCATGAACTACCATTTACTGACGCTTGAAAAGTACGTACATTAAAATCTGTTCTAGCTATAAATGAATTACTAGCACCAGCGCAGCTTATCTTTCTTGATACTTTCCCAAGCATTGCACGTCCACAACACGGTTCGTTTTAATAGCGGCAGTAATCATTCTGCCCGCAATTGAACTTGCACCGAAACTATTATCAGCTTCAGCTTTGTCATAAATGGATTTAGGCATATCAGGGCTAAAAGGATCAGGCGTGATAAAAAGCACTTTTTGAGTATTGGCGAGTAAGCCAGTTCGCTGAGTATTAATGTTTACTTCGGTATAAATACCTGGGGTCTTAATATTTTGGATTGACATTGTTTATTCCTTCAATTTGACCAAGTCGGATTCACTTGGGATATTGAAATCCGCAGGATCAAAGTAATAATTGAAATTCACATGTGTAAGCATTGCATCTGTTTCAGTATCTTCACGATCCCGATCAGAGGCAGTAATGACATATTGAGTTGTAAATTCTTGAGCAAGTACGCTTATAGATTTCTGACGTACAGACGTATTAAAAATAGGTTTAGTTCGCCCCAATTGCAGAGGAGCAAGACCTTTAACACCGACAGACGAAAGATCATTTCCAATTAATAGTTGTTGAACTCGATCTAACATTTCATAAGTGCCAATGTCACTTGCAGCTCCTTGACGACGTGCTTCTTCGTTTCGTACAGAACGAGCACCCACCATCACGACAAACTTCAATGGATATTCAACTTTATTAAAGTTGGTTTTCTTCGGTGAGCTAGAACCGTCAAAGACTATCCATATTGCTGGGAAAACATCGGCTACGGTGGTCAAGTCCTCATCAAACTCACCACCATAAGTCTTGATTTCTCTTATCCATGGCCAAGTTCTATTTTTAATTTGTTGAGCAAGTACATCTTTAATGCCTTGCTCAACAACACTTAAATTAAGCTTTACCATTTACTTCCCCCAAAATCGTTACGTCCTACTCTGAACATCACGTTATTTGAAGAGGTCTGGATAGGTTTTGACTCTCCAGCTGGAGAACTACCGATATTGATATTGCCTTTGGAAATTTCTTTTAAAGTTCTTAATGCATCATCATAGCGTTTGCGAATAGGGTCATTATCAGACATTGCTCCAGTGCAAGCATGATAACGAGCCATGTGGCATGCAATGCTTTCAAGAAATGGGGGAACAGTTTGCAACGGCAGATTGTAGCGACTTAGATAGCCGTCAATTTCAGAGTTTGCTTCTTGCAATGCTGCATTAAGCTTGTCGTAATTAATAACATCCTGATAAGGCGCTTCATTATCTGTAAGTTGAATGATTTCTCTTTCACCGAACTTATAAATCATTGCTTCTGCCGTTGCGTACATATCACACCACCTTAATTACTGAGTACCAGTTGAGCCAACTGCAAGATGTGGTAAGCCATAACCAGCTGCTCCACGAGCTTCGATACCGAAAACAAATTCACCTCGATTGAAAACATCATCTGAGTCAATATTAGTTTTTGCTAAAAGTTCTGGCTTTTTACGGTTCTGAAAGATGATCGGTTTGATTACTTTTTTTGTGGAAAGTAAATGCCACTCGGTATCAGTCTCTAAACTTGCATCAACTAAAACCTGAACTTTTCCTTTAAAAATATTTTCAGTACCGTCAGCGAATTTAGACACAGTCATAAGGGCATTAGCAGTAGCTTCTAAAACAGGCGGAACGACTAATAAATCAGGTTTAATTTTTAAACTTCGTCCATTTTCATCTTTTAAGCTTGTCATCATAGATACAGCAGTACCAAAACCTGCTTGAGCTTCATCTAAACTTGCCCAAGATAGCTTTTTAGTTAATTTATTGGAAAAAGTAGTATTTTTCTTGTCCCCAACAGGATGGTCAGCAGCATAAAATGCTTTGCCATCGAAGCACTTATTTTTAAATCCTGTCGTTAGAGCTTCAAAAACCAGATCCTGTGGAAAGTTTTTAGCTTCTTCACCCATAGCTGCAAATAGTGTTGGAATACCAACTAGGTCACCATCTGAAATTTCATTTTTATGAATTGCGATAGTAGATTCAAAGTCATCATTTACAAGCGTATAACCATGACCTTCAAGGCGCTTAATAACTTTGTCGCCCACCCATTTACGGAGTTTTGGGAATTTACCCAACCATGCGTAGTTTTCTCCCTTACCCGTAGATGGAACTTCCGTTGCAATCAATTGCCAAGTTGCTTCAGTTTCATTGAAGGATTTATTAAACGTCGTTTTAATACCAGTGAATAAGTGTGCTAACACTTGTTTTGCATTTACGGCTGTAAATTTCATTATGCGATCTCCACCCATACATGGGTTGTATATTCAGTATCAAAACCCATGAAGCGACCAGCGATAGAGCGTGTGCCGTTCCCATCAGTTTTTGCTACTGTCTGATTGTCTTCGATAAAAATTTGTGTCCCTAACTCAGCCTGTGTCACTGGATCAGATGATGAGTTAGCAACTAAGAATTGTTGGTTTCGACGGACTAAACCGAATACCTCACCATTTGAGCCAAGGTTTTCCGCATCGTTTTCCCAAATACCAATACATTTTTGGTCTGGACCACCTACTTCAGCAGATGGGATTGCATATCCATTTGAGCCGACAACTGCAAATGTGCCTTGAAAAACCATCGCAGATGCAATTAGTGCAATAGGAATGAGAATCCCATCTCGACATTCAGTATTAATAGCCTCGGTTGCTTTTGACATTTGTTAGGCTCCGTACTTTTCAACATCAGCTTGAGAAACACCCAGCATTGAAAAAACGTCATCTTTCAATTCATCGGGTTTTGATTGCTGAGTATTGAAATCAATAGTTGTTGTTTGTTTTTGAGTTAGTGCTGCAATTTTCGGCAAACTTTCAATATGTGTTTTTACAAAATCAGGATTTGATTTTGCTTGTTCTTTAACCCAATTAATTGTTGATTCACCAGTAAGACGACCATCATTACAAGCAGCAGTAATAAGGTCGTTAATATCTTTTGCTTTAATTGCAGCTTCAGCATTGCCAGCTTTTGCAATGGCTTCTTGGTATACGCTCATTGGCACAAACTTCGATGGATCAACTTGACTATTGGCTGCCGTTTTTAATTCGATTGCTTTATCAATAGCTGCTGACAATGTTTGTCCCGTTGTTAAAGTCGTTCCTAAAGCACCGTCAAACTTAATAAATGCTGAGTTTGCAGCTGTCACAAGTTCTTCACATGTGGCAGTTTCAGGCAACCCTAATGAGTTACACATGAGTTTTAAAAACTCTTCCATTTTTGAATCCTCTTTTTTTTGAGACAAAAAATCCTGAGCCGCAGCTGCTAAACGAGCTTCGGGCAATTGATCTAAGTTAGGTGTGTTTGTTAAAGCGACATGAAGAAGGGCGGCAATTTCCCCATTTTTGTTATACATAAAAACAGGCGATAAGTACTTATACTCTTCAGATTCGATAAATCCTTTTGCTTTTTCAGTCCATGTAAATTGAGAACTACATAATCCAATACCTTCTATATAAGTGAATCCATTAGCTTTTAACCAACCAGCGGCAGGAGCAGGCTCACCAGTCTCTTGAGCTTTTAAAGTGCTGTGTTCATAATCAATAACCATATCGATGTTTCGCTGGTTCAATGAATAAGCAAGCGCATGGCCTAACTCTGGAGTTAAAATCCACGCTGGAGCATCAAAAGGACGACCATCTAAGCCACGGAAAGAACCTTCTGGAATTAGTACCAGTTGGCTTGATGAAGTCGTAAGGTCGAATGAGCAGGCTGCTGCCGCGAGTAATGTCTTTTTCATGCAGTCAGGTTAAAGTTTGCTGCACAAAAAAATGAATGGAAAAGCTTCCTAAAATTTCAAAATCTATTTTTATGTTCTAATGCGATTTAAGCGATTTTTATTATTAGGTGGACTCATTCATCAGTGACACATAGTTCTATTAAAATTATGAGAATCTAACGTTAGTCTAACGATAATTTAAAAGCCCTAATCGAATAACTTCTTATAAAAATAGTCTGCATCATCCCAAATAGCCGTTTCAGCCTCGGGTTGAAGATTATTATTTTCATCCATAGGCAAAAAGGGACGAGCTGGGATAGTGCCCCAAGGAATTGGCCCCCCGCGGCCTGTTTTGCCATATTCTCCTTGTTTAACTCCAAATTGATGAGTAGGTGCTTTAGGGTCATTAGTTCCAATCATTACACTATCAGCTTTAACTTGTGTCACGATGCTGCGGCGTAGTTGACCAGACTGAAATAACTTTTTCCCAGCTTTACGTCTTGAGATAGTAAGCGGACTTAAACCCGACCAAGAAGGACGGCCTTCAGAATCAAAATTATCTTCTACTACTGTTAGGAAACTATTAGCAATAGCGTGCCCAAGTTCTTCAGGTCGAGTTAACCTTTCAGCTACTGTCTGTAACTTTTCAATTAACTGGTCATCATTGATGTGTATGTTGCTCATGATCTATACTCAATATAAGAGTGGTAGTTTCCTAATAGAAAGGTTGCGGTCTAACGTTTGTTATTCAGCATTATGATGTGCAAGTCATCCGCCATTCTTTATTCAATTAATTCATATTGTTTTGCTTTCAACCCATCTTGAATTGCTTTTTTTTGAACTTTGAAAATACTTACAATTTCCATTACACCATTTTGATTGCGAATTGATAATTTCATTACATCATCATCGTATTGCTTAGTTAGAGCTGGCAGTAAATATAAAACGCTTTCATTCTTAACGTCATAAACAACTTGTTCAGCTAAAGTTATTAATTTGGGTAAAGCCGTCCATTCTTCAGTAGTCGGGGCATTACCAGCATCACCATGCCGTTGAGCTTTTTTACCTACCATCAAATGATCACTGATGGTCATAATCGGGCTTTCAACTGGCTGACCTTTATGTGATAAAAATTCAATTTCTTTAGTTTGTATTACTCCGACTGTACTTGTTTTATTTTGCGGCTTTCCAAAGCTCAGTGAGTTTTTAATAAATGCTTCGTGGGCTTTTATACGCGGAGTTGAATTAAGTAACTGTTGAACTTGTTGTAGCCCTTTTTCAGTTCCCATTAAATCTGAAGCTCTACGTGTCAAGACAGTATCCAATAAATAACTACTAGCAGGGGAACCATTAAAACCAGCGGCAGGGGCAAATTTTAAAATTTCGCCCGATCCAGTGGGGATATTAAACTGATAACGTTTAGCTATAACATCAGCGCCAGTATTTCGATCTGTTCCAATTTTTTCACTTATTTCTGATACCTTTCCCTCACCAGAGAGAATTTCTTTATCACCAATTTCACGAGGAGAACGGGCAACTATTCGACATTTGCACCCCCATTCACTGGGTGGGTATGCAACATTCCAAAACGGATCATCATAACGAAATACACACCCATTTAAAGCTACATGTTGCTTACGAGGATTGGCAATGGTTATATGTCTCCATTCCCAATATGGACGGGTTTCAGCTCCAGCTAACATAGCCTTATAACGACCAGCAGAAAAAGCACTTTGCATATTTGTGTCATAAATTGTGCGTAGTCTGCGAGGGCTTCCTAATTGAACTTCTTGCTCTTTACCCTCTGGATTCTTTTCAATTTTTTTCCCCCACCAGCCCTTTTGTTCTAAGACAGGTGTTAGATCAGCTTTCCACTTTTCAAAGCTCTGACCACTTTCTAACGCGGTAATAAGTGATTTTCGTATGTCTGATAAAATATCAATGCGGGCAACTTTAGCGACAGTAAAAGCTCGGCTATGAGCATCGTCTAATGTTTCGTGCCAATCCCATCCAATTTTAAAACCTTTGTTCTTTAGGTAATCAATTGCATCCTGTGGTGGTAAGGTAAACAAGGCATTAAGTTCAGGGCGTTGAGGAGTCGGCATCAGTTTTGCTCCGATTCAACACTAAGCCGCCCAAGCATTTCACTCGCAAAAATTAACTTGGTTAGTTTATCTTGCAGTTCTGGCTCATCATCATTTGGATACAAGTCTGAAAGCAATTGTAGGATTTCATCTTCATTTTTCGAGTTCTGAATTTTTTTAATTAGAGAACTGAGCCATCCTTCAGCAATGCTTTGGCTCTGTTTTGCCTGATCATTTAAAAGGATTTGTAAGGCTTGTTCTTCAAGCGGCAGTTGAACCTGATTAGCTGCTAGCAATTTATTTAAAAGAAGGGGCTGAAATGAGTTTGCTGCTAGGTTAGGGATTTGCTTCTCAGATTGGATTCCTAAAACTGGTTCATTAATATCTGTAGGCTGTGGAATACCAAGCTTTTCATGTGCCCATGCGACAGGTATTTTCATACCGACAGAAACCAGTTTTTCTAGTGAGTCACTGAACACCTGCATATCTTCAGTATCAGTAGTATCGAAGTAAAAAGATGGATATCTATCTGGAGTGATGTTTGGATAGTTTAAGCGCATTAAATAATTGATTAAACAATCATTTATTGAGCGAGCTAGTTGTTTTGCATCAGATTTAATAAGACGGTCAAATTGAACTTCATGGGTTTTACTCTGAGCATTTGTACTCGTTTTACCATCCGCCTGACTTAATAAAGTACCTCCAACGATAACTTTCGATTGGGTTTGCTCACACCATTTAATCAACGCAAAATGATTGTCAGTATCACCATTTGCAGCAGTTTCAAAGTCAATGCTCATACCGTTAGGAATTGTCCCACCTGCATTACGCCCGATAGACATAACTGCACGAAGCAGAGTCATTTTTTCTTCATTTGTTGCACCAGCTGGATATTTACCAACACGAATAGGGAGGCCATAAATTTCTAAGAACTCCATTACATCTCGTACACCGTAGTTTTTAAATAAGAAGGGCCAACTTAAAATACGGTGTAAGCCTGAACGGGCAATGTATCCAGACTTTGCTTTATGACGATGAATAAACCATCCAAAATCCCAAAATTCGCTCCCTTCTGGAGAGCCATCAATATTAAGTCGCAACTCATTTGGCTTATCATGAGGAGTCATAAAATTGCGAGCGAGTTGATGTTCAAAACTTTTTGGCAGCCACAAATTACCAAGCTTATGCCATTCGATTTCTTGACATGAATATCCATGTCCAACGCCGTCCATTGCATCGAAAAGAAACATTTCAAAATCTTGAATGTCACCGATCCATTCAGCTACTTCTTCAGCTATTTTCTTTTCTTGTTCTGTTGGATTTTTTTTCGGTGGACGTACTCCCCAATCTAAGCCGTTTACACCTTTCTTACGTTTGTCCATCTCTGAAAAGATATGACCATCACGTTCTTCCATGTCACAAAATAAATCGGCTTGAGCTTGCAAGTTACCTTGTTCAGCTTGAGTTAATAGCTGATGTAATCGTGAAGGCGTTAATCCAATAATCGGGTGTTCTTGCCACTGTTGGTTTAACCAACCGACTTCAGCTGTTTGTGAAGTTTCTAACGCAATTCTAGACTCAGAGGATTTTTTGTCTTTTTTAGCCATATCAAAAAATAAGCACAATACGAGATTGTGCCTAATATGATGGATGTCCAATTAAGTTTTGATTGGAAAGACTTCCTAATAGTTTAAAAGTTCAGATATAGGTTCTTGAATTTAATGAATTACAATATTAGTTTTTTCTACATTATCTTCTACTGAAATCGTTGCACCATTTGATAAATTACTAGTGATATTGCTTTGGGTTGAAGCACTTTTACTAAGCACATTTGTTATTTCATTAGATTCATTTAAACGATAAGGAAAACGTAAAAATACTTGTAATGAGTCTGCATCAGCTTTTTTATTAAGGTTGACACTGAGAGACGTCATTACCCAATCTTTTGGTCCTTTCCATGTAGCTATGATGCCTAAAGTATCAGTGTTATTTACAATAGTTTGTTGGAATGTGTCGTTATTAACTTCTTTAACATCATTAGTGAATTGAGTGCGACCATTCACTACATCATTAAAAAAACTCTCTGGAGTGTTCGCTGAACTTCCTGCCAAAGAACCAATAAGTTTGGTTTCATCTTTTTGTGTTAGTTCCTGTTTCGGAAGTTCTGGATTTGAACAACCAAACAACCCCATGCAAAAAAATGCAGTAAATAATAATTTATTCATAAATAGCCCCTTTAAATGAATTAACCATTTTACTTTATTTGTAAGTAGAGAAAATTATTATTCAATTTATTCAATAGAGTGACTCATTATTTATAAATATATCGTTTTCTGTTAATTTACATTTTTTTACATTACGGAAAAAATTGTAGTGGATAGCAATAACGTTAAAAAAACCAAAGAAAAGTCAAAATTCCCATTTATGCTTATATTTTCAATAGTGTATATGGCAATGATAATTCTATATTGTCTTTTAGATGTTAAGGGGATGAAAACATTAAAGCCAAATGAGTGGGGAGACTTTTTAGCTGGATTCTTTGCGCCATTAGTCTTTATGTGGCTAATTTATGGTTATTATCAGCAGGGAAAAGAATTAAGTCTTCAACTTGAAGAAGTGAAAAATAGCGTAACACAGCAAACTAAAATGGTGAATTTACAACAACAAGAAATAGACGCTAAAAATTTTGCAGCCAAGCCATTTTTTAAAATTGAAAATCCAAATTTTGAAATTACCTATGAAGGTGGTTGGACTTACGATCCACAATCGAATGAACCTCCAGAAGAGCCAGAAGAAGTGACAAAACTTTTTTTTGATATTAAAAATTTAGGGGAGGTCGCAAAACATATTAATGTTATTGATAGCAATACATCTCAACAATTAGACTCAGAATATGAAATAAAAAAAGATAATACTAAACGTATTTTCTTCTATGTCGAAGATATTTACACCAAAGAATTAGCTTCAAAAAATGAAGTAGAGTTTTATTTAGCTATTATTTATTTTAATAGTTATGGGAAAGAATATAAAGATTATGTGATCGTTAGAATTTATGATTTTGATGTAAATTCAATGCATGCAAATATCATGGTAAGAAAGTTGGATAGAAATTAATACAATTTCTTATTGGATGTTATGTAAGCTAAAAATTGAGTGTTAGTAATGAAAAAATATACAACCAACTTAAAAATTGTAAGAAATAAAATTAAAAGATATAGAAAGGAACATCCTTTTATATTTTATTTTTTAATTTTATATCTAGGGGGATTACTTATTTATGCTGCAATATTCCATATATGGTTTGCTGATTACAGCAAAGCTATGCCTTTGAATGAAATTGGAGACTTTCTCGCTGGGGTGTTTGCACCAATAGCATTTTTATTTTTGTATTTAGGTTATAAACAAAATAGTGAATCAATTAGGATTCAAAGTGCGGAATTAAAAGCTAGTACTGAAGCGTTGAAATTACAAGTTGTTGAGATGAAGGACTCAGTAAATCAACAGAAAAAAATGATAGAAATCCAAAATGATGAAATTAAAGCTAAACACTTTTCAGCAAAACCTTTTTTAACATTCAAAGTTTATAATTTAAATAAATCTGAAGAATCCTATGATGTTACTGATGAGTATGGTGACTATATTGAAACTATTCAACGCAAAATCTGCGAATTTAAATTAACTTTTGAAAACAAAGGGGAACTTTCAAAACAATTATCTTTCATAAATGCGGATAATACTTTTTTCTGGCAGCTTTATGAACTTAGAAAAAATGAGAAAATTGATAGGAAAATAGAGTTAGATGACGATGAAATTGATCAACTTGAACGCAAACAGAATTTCTCGAAAACATTTATCGTTCAGTATTTTGATCAATATGGGAAGGAATATAAAACAAATCTTCAATATGAAATAAAATATTTTGAGCCTGAAGATGAGTTTTATGTATCCTGTAAAACAGTTGCCTAAAACCACAACATTGAGCTAGTCCAATCACTATAACCATCTGAATTTCGCTCTATCTCATCTGTGGATGGGATAGGAGTGAAACTAATTTACGGGTTAACTACTTCATTTTTGATACTTTGTTGCAATAATTTTATCCATAGTAATGAGGCTAAGTGATAGTCGAATACTAAAGGGGGGATTGTTCCAACAATTTAGTTACTTCATTTTCAATTAAAGAGTTCTTAACACTTAACATTCAAGGGGAAGTTTTGCCATGAATAAATATTTTGAGAAACCAGCAGTTCAATATTTCTTTTTAATAGCAATTAGTATTCTATACTTCTTTGGGATATGTCATTTTTTTAATATTGATTTAGCCAAATTGAGAGCGTTAGATCCTAATTCACTTGGAGACTTCTTAGCTGGTTCTTTTGCTCCTTTAGGTTTCATCTTATTGATCTTGGGCTATACCCAAAATACACAAGCACTTAAATTTCAAGGTGAGGAGCTAAAAGCAAGTACTGAAGCATTAAAATTACAAGTTATTGAAATGAAAGAATCAGTTGATCAACAAAGAATAATGGCAGAACTACAGAAAGTAGAGTTGGAAGATAGACATAATGCGGTTATACCAGTGATTGCTGTGGATTGCACAGTTAATGTGTTAAATGGAAAGATTAATTTTAACTTAGGTTTTGCTAATCATAGTGAAAATCCAGCAAGACATATAATTATTGAATATTTTCCTAATGAGTCTAAGACTTTTGAAATTTTTCCTAAAGATTACTATCAGGAAATTAATACACCATTTACATCTGATGAACACCTTCTATTTAGAGATAATAAGAAAGTTGTACGAGAAGTTGGAATTAAATTTGAAAATATTTTTGGTCGTAAGTATGAGAATAAATACAAAATTTCTACATATCTTGAAAATGAAAAAAAACACACAGATATAAAAAGAATCCTTTAGAAATATGCAATTCTCGGCACCTCATTTTAAATTAGTAGATTTTTTAAGCTTAAAGATAAGGCAGAAATGTTTCCATGCAGAATTCAACACCAAAGAAGAATCCTTTTTATAAGACTTGGGTCTTTTGGGCAGTTCTTTTATATTTGTTATTTATTTTTTTATACAACCTTAAGTTTTATTTTAGTGAGGGTAAAAATGTATTACTTTCTTCAAATGAATTAGGAGATTTTTTATCAGGAGTATTTGCACCACTAGCTTTTTTATTCATTATTTTGGGATACAAACAAAACAACAAAAACCTTCAACTAAATTCAGAGGCAATTGCTCAACAGGCTATAGCAATACAACAGCAAGCTAAATCTTTGGAACAACAAGCTCTGGCATTAGACACTCAAATTGCTGAATTAAAAGTTGCGAATGAATCCTACCTTCGTCAAGTTGATGAAATGGAAAAATCTGTAGAAGCTCAGCAAAATATGTTTTTATTGGCTGAAAAGCAATATCAAGAATCCATGGAAGAGAAAGAAAAAAGTTTTCTTCCCTTACTCAACCTTCTCGGATCTAAATATACTCAAACAATGTCTTATGGTGGTGAATATGAACATAAATTCATTCTGACTTTAAAACTTCAAAATCAGTCAATTAAGAATCTCAAAGTATTAAGTAACTTTTGGTATATTGCTAGAAGTGGAGGTACATACGATCAGTCGAATAGAACCGAAGTTGATTCTTTCAATATTGACAAAGTAATTGTTTTAACAATGTATAGAAAATCCAATTTAGTGCCTTTCATAGATAATATTTTAACCATCGATTATTATGATGAAAGCAATAGAAAATATTTAAAAAAATACTCTATCACTAAGAATTTGGATGATATTGTAATTCTTGATGAAATCATTCCATAGATTTAAATACACCCAGTCGAACTAAACCAATCATCATACTCTTCTAAATTTAGCTCTATCTCATCTTTAGATGGGATAGGGGTAAACTCAATCTTACAAGCTAAATGCAAACTAGCGAACCAAGCCAGAATTAATGCAACAGCGCCATCTCCATGACGATAAAGTTCAGGGTCTTTAATGTCCTTAGCACGTACTTTTGACACCATATAAATTCCGTCAACTTCCTCAATCGCTGAGCAGTCATTTTTTAAGTCAGCATCTTGCGGCAGATCGACCATGTCTTCTTCAAAAGCGGTTACAAGTTTAGGTGTCCAAAGACCATACCAAGCACGGCTCAATTTGATTTGATGCACCATGTGCTCACCATATTTTTCCGCTGTATTTTCAGCCAGAGTTTCACCATTACCTGTGGCATCCATTGCAATACCACTAAAACGAGGTAGACGATCCAACATATACCACAACACTTTCTGTTGTAAGCGAGAAGGTACTTTGTGCATCTCAATTACAAACGGTGCAATACGACGTAAATCTTGAGCAATATAAAAGGGCAGAATGAAACTAAAGTCGCGGTGACGTGCATAGTCTTGCCCAGCACAATGTTGTTTTGTTCTATCCAATTTTTGCAATTCAGGCTCTAAATTGCGCTGAATCCAATCATCTATATAAGCATCGCGCTCAGCTGGAGATAACTCTGTGAAATCATCTCCTAACTGCAAACGAAGAACTGTTCTAACTTCAGTCATTGCACGTTCAACCCATAGTGTAGGTAAACATACAGATGAACCATCGCGGGGAATAGCGTCTAGTTCCTCACGCATGGCAGCTTTACGGCTACCGTAAGCTTTACGGATTTTTGTGTACCATTTTTCTTTTCCTTCAATTGTTGGTTGTTTTCCCTGCATAAAACAAACACGTTCATAGAGGCCATTAGCAACAGCATCATCGAAAGTGACAACCAAGGATTTAGCATCTTCGCCAAAAACACCAGCTTCAATGTCTTTTACAAACTGATTGAATGCATTGTTTTTACCATTGTGTGAACTAATAACAGCAATACGACCACCCCAAATCAACAGTGCAGTTGCAGCTTCAATTACACCTTGCACGTTTGGATGGAATGCAGCTTCATCAATAATAACTTTACCCTGTAAGCCACGGATGTTTTCTGGTCGACTTGATAAAGCTACGATTTGAAAGCCACTTGAGTAACGAACTCGATATGCAGTGATCTGGCGGGTTTCACCTTTATCGTTTTGGTCTTCAAAAAGAAACTCTTCAATTTGAGAAATACCTTGGCCTTGTGCTTCAGCAATTACACGGGAAAACTTTGCACAGTAGCCGATGAACTCCAGACCTTTCTCTTTGGTATCCCCGATATAGAAAACACTCATACCACCAGCTTCTTTACTGGCAGCTGCTGTTAGCACGGCATCAAAACTCTCTGCAAAAGTAATACCAGTACGACGGCCCTTTGGACAAACTTTAATATCCGTTCTAATTTTGAGCCATTCAACTTGGTGCTTCATTAAAACACCTTCCTCAAATGGATTTAAATTATTTGGAATATTACGAGCACGTTCTGGAAGTTCATCCCATTCAATAACGCGCACCGTATCTTGCCGAGGCTTTGGAGTATTCATTACTTAATACCTAATATTTTTTCACGCCAGAATTGGATTTGCTCATCGCCCATACCCTGTGAAGCTGCTGCTTTTTTGAGGTTTTCATCTTGTTCTTTAAGCAACTCTTCACGCGCTTGACGACGTACTTCGCCACGGTTGTCCATTGCTTTTTCTTTAGTCATCATTGCTGCACGAGCAGCACGGGCTAAAGCACCAATCGAATCGATATCCATTTTGGGTTTCTCTGGATCAGATCCATCATTGGTTAATTCGTCTAAAGCTTGTTTAGTGACAATCGCTTGGATGGCTTGGGCCAACAACATACCGCCTTTATCGTCGGGGTCTTCTCCAAACTCTTTAACTAGCACTTCTGACGCAGTCGCAAACTCACGCATAGCTTTTGCTTCTTCAGCCCAGCTTTTCTTTTCACGACCAAGTGCTGAGCGGCTTGGAATAGAATCTGCTGGAAACTCAGCACGAATCTCATCCAGCATTTCATTTAATGTTAAACGATCTTCACGCAGTAATTTCTCTACAAAAATGCGTTGTTCATCAGACAGCTTATGCATAAAAGATTTAGCCATATTTACACCTATTATGCGGAAGGACGTTTAACACCGTGTGTAGTGATACGACCCGTTGCAACATCAGCGCCACGCTCAGTAAGTTTTACAACTAAGACCGAACCTAGATCATTTTCAAGTTCAATAAGCCCTTGGTCAGTTAACCAGTGAAGTTCTGTTTTCACTTGATCACGACTAAAGCTATGCCCAAAACGATCTAATCCAGAGACTAGAACAGATGAATTTGAACGGTACTGGGGTAATTCATGTAATAAGCGTAAAAGTACTAGGCGCATATCTTCTTTTAAATGGTTAGCAAAGCTCATCCTTATTAATCCTTCTTATGTAGTAAATAATCATTAACACGCGCTACTTGTGTTGCTAAGGGAGAGATAATTTCTTTCAACCCCGCAACAGTCTCTTTTAGTGCTTTCATATCGCCAGATAGTGCATAAATAAGCTGATGATCAGGCATATTACGAATGCGTTCTTCAGCTTTAGTAAGACGCTCTTTTACTTCTTGCAATTCTTTATCTTTTGCAGCTTGGCGGTTAGAAATAAAGACATATACCCCAAGTGCAAAATTACAGAGAAATGCAATTAAACTAATGACTGTTGCAGGGTTGATTTGCATTAATTACGTCCTTGCAAAGCCTTACTATTTGGGTATCGGTTTTGATCTATAAACCGAGTGAAAAAGCCCAAAATAGCTAAAACTGCTGTAACTTTCGCTTGAGACGCTAAGGGGAGTAGTTGTACCAATTCAGGTGGAATTCCCCAAATTTGAATATAGGCAATAAGGGCTAAAAACCAGTTTGATAACCACAACCAGCCATGTCGCCAGTTTTCTACAACCCAACGTTTTTTATTCAAGGCGTATCTCCAGCTGCATAACGCAAATTGCTGGCAACTCGACGAGTCCAACCTCGACCAAATTCGGGGAATGTTTTTAACTTAGTATAAAAATCAAGGCGCTCAGCATTAAATAAAACCAAGACATCATCGAGGGATTTTTCATTAATTGCCCCTAGAGTCATTTTTCCAACTGATCCATCATCAGCAACGCCAACAGCCCGTTGTAAAATACGAATTGCGTTGCCGATACCATGATTCACCGCAGCATCAAACATTTGAAAACCAATTGCAGAATTGTATTGTGCGCATTTGGCACGTTCCCAATATGCTTTACGATAAATTTCCTTGGCTTGATCACGCTTCATATAGCGCATAGCACTCGCATAGCCATTTGCTCGCGCTGTTGCTATTGTGATTCCCCAAATTGTTTCACCACCGGGGTCTTTGGGATTATTTACATATCCGCCTTCGTGCCCAATAGTGCGCTCAAATACTTCATCAAAACTGAGAGGCATCTAATAAACTCTAATAATTAAAGTAATGTAATTATTCGATTTAGAATGATTGGTTATTAGTGGAAATATTTCCAAAAAAAAACCGCCCGAAGGCGGCTTGAAATTGTAATGTTGGATCTAAGCAAACATATCTAATTGGTTGTTATTATGGATGGGTGTAGCCTTTTTAGTATGCATGTTATGGCGTATTTGACGAATCCAACGGGCAGTCACATTGTATTTCTTTGCTAATGTTTTTTGGGCAGCAGTATTAGCCCCAATTTCCTCTAAATCTTGTTCTATACGTTTATTGCGTAAAACACCTAAATAACGGTCTGATTTAGGAATATATACAAGGTCGCCATTCCAATACTGACATAATTTTTTAAGATTATTGAAGCCAAGTAATACAGCTAATTCATGAGCTTCGGTAACAGTTTTTCGGGGCGGGAATTTATAGTCAGAACCTCCGAACCGTTCAATTAAAATCATCGCGGTTCGGTAGTCTGTTAGTTGAATAATAATTCTAAGATTTTCTGGAAGTTTGTGGAGATATTCGTCTTGTTTCATTGGAGGTTCGCTTCTTTCTATACTCTAATGAAGCAACTATACGCCATAGCTCATTTTCCGTACAAAATTCTAACGCTTCTTTCTGAAACATACGTCTTGCAATACCTACAGCATAATTCCAATGTAATCCACTTTCGGTTAAAAGAGCTTCAATTTTTGCAATTAAAGCCTCTTTAGTTAATTTTACTTTAGGTTTTTTACCAAACTCTCGTTTTGTGAAACCAAGGTTTTCAAGATGCTGCAATACTTTGACTAACTCATCATTATTTAGGTCTTTTGCAGACCGTTTTCCAGTGATCTGCTCAAGCATATCTCGATAAGTATCATCATCAAGACCAAGTTCAGCTTTTCCCATGTGTATTGCAGCAAGGCGCTGATTACGTGAGGGCTGTTTCACTTTTCATCTCTGTAATGAGTTCAATTGAGTCACTAACTTTAATCAAATGTGTTAATGCAGCACGAGCAGTTGAAAAGTGGGTTCTCTTAAAAGTTATAACCTCATCTAAATTAGGAAACAACTTATAGGCGCTACGTTTACCCATCTCTTTAATAAGTTTTGCCTTAGCTGCTGGTTTAAATAATGCTTGAGTTCCATTAGGGTAATATTTACTTTCAGGATGTTGTTCAGGGTCAAGCAGCCACTTCATTTTAAAATAACCATTTATGAATATCTCTATGGCTAATTTTAGATTCTGTACACGTGTTAGATGTAGAGATACTTCAAATTCATCACACTTCAGTTTAACTGACGAAAACTGACTATCTAATCTTTCTAAAATAAACTCTTTTTGCTCTTTAGTTAAAGCCATTAAAACGCCTCCATATTTCGCTGCTCATCAGTACCAGTTCGCGACAACTGGTAGACACAGGCAAGGATGCCTGTGTTTCACTACATTTAAGTTATTGAGGCAATGTCTAATGAAAGGGGGAAATAACCGCCAGTGGAGTCGTCACGAATGTAAAAACGTAAGTAGGCTTTGCTACCAATAATATTGATACTGTCTGAAATGGCTTGCATAGCTTGCTTCCATTTCGGGTGGTTGATTTCGATACGTTTCAGACCTAAAACTTTAGTGGTACTAATATCTCCCTTTTTATCGACATTAAATGCGTTGTTAATGATGACCTTAATTTCGTTGCGACTTCCTTCTGTCCATTCTTCAAGACACTCATCAATAAGCTGTTTGGCAGCTTGCAAACGCTCATCAAAACTGATGTTTTCTGCAATATTTCGTTGAATCTTTAGTCTTCCGTCGTAACTCATAAGAGTGACGTTGCCTTTAGTGCCACCGACTTTTGCATCGTACTGTTCAGTTGAAATCTGTATGAAGCTTGCAATATCAGCAAAACCTTCAACTTTGAACTCTTTTAAAAGATCGTGAATTTCCTTAGCTTTTTGATGAAGCTTGCGAACTGTTTGATCACGCAACTTGTCAATTTCTTTAACATTTGCATTTGGTACTAAAGAACCTTGAGCGTTTTCCCAAAAGCCTTCAGGGATTGTTAATGCATTCATTGTTTAGCTCCTTGGTTTTCTTTCACATAGGCTTCGATCATCGCCTTGTATACTTTTTTACGGTTTGTACATGTCACAGGATGTACCCAATCAGCACGATGAGGGTTCATAGCCACATGTCCTGCATGAATCATGGCTTCAGTCGGTTCACGGGGAACAAGCACATAATCGCCACTTATTAATTTGTCTAAATCCTTAGCGAATTTTTCACGCTTAGTTTCAGCAACCATGTTTATCTCCGAATATGTCTCTGTTTAGCTTCATATTCCGTTTGGCAGCCTATACAGCGTTTTACGCTTCCAAGCTTGCGGCGCTGTTCAGGAATCTCTCGTCCACAGTCATCACATTCAAGATTGCTTTGAATATCAAAGCGATTAGCATGGCTAAGTGTGTAAGCCACATTTGCTTCAATAACGTCTGAAGCTACATCTGCTAAATCAGCCATTGCTGTTCCTCAAGTAATACGTTTTCTATTTACACTACCGATAGGGCATGATTGGCATGCGCTCCAGTGCCGCATTTCTGCTGGGTTTTGAGTAGGGGCTTTTCGATCACGAAAGGCACTACATTCGCTTGGGCTAATAACTCTGTTGAGGTATGGGCATTGAATTTGCCCCAATACTTTCAACACAGTCTTTATTAATCTTTCTGTACTTCCGACGTACTTATCGCGGAGCGCGAGCGATAAACTTGGTCGTGCATAACCGAGTTCATCGGCAACTTTTTGTATACTTCCCAACTTCTCAATGCGGGCATAAACAAGTTGCTTCCACGGCTCCAATTGCTCAATTTCAGAGACAGGCAACTTCTTTGATGTATTTGACATACCAAAGCCCTCCATACATAAGTACGATTAAGACAAGCAGAATGCCTACTAAAATTCGATAGAATCTTTTGCTATACACGAGATCAAGTTGAGCTTGCTTAGTACATTCGCGTTCATGTGCAAGTTCAGCTAAAAGACGAGCACGATCACCCACAAGAAATTGATCTTTTTCATTTCTAAAAAAAGATGGCTGGATTTTGTTATTCATTTTTTAATTCCTTGTTTCAAAAGAGATCCATGCTTTAATTCCTCTTCAAAGACATGAGATTCTTGGAACATTAATGCATTGGTGTTCTGGTCTACGACTTGGCGAATATTGCGAATCGTTGGAGGTTTTGCCCCTGTGTTCATATCAGGCAAAAGTTGATATTTGGTTTTTTTATCTGTCTTGCTTCCAAGATTGGAGACATAGCCAGCGCACCACAACATGACCAAATATTCATCAGCAATACGAGCGGGAATGTTGATTTCATCATTACTGGAAAGAGCTGCAAGTTCGTGAGCATTTACAGCTGCCCGTGTAATGCGCAATGTATTCCACATTGCTTTTTCAATCATTTCTGATGTCTTGGGTTTGATAAAGGAGCCATCACGACGAATCTCTGGAGCGCTATATCCTGTGTCACGCTCCAAGCAATAACGTATAATCGGCTTTTGAGAAATAACACTTATAAACCCAGCAGCTTTCAGGCCGTCTATGAAAGCTCGTGCAGAATTAATCTGCATCGAGCCAGCTTCAGCCACTTCAACTAAAGTAAAACCTTCAGAACGTTGGCGAATTTCGTTCCATACTCTTTGATGAGGAGGTGTATAAGTGGTTGCTTTTAAATTTCGACGCATTGTGACCTTTGAATTTGTTCTAAAAAACGCACCTTCCATCAGAAACTCCGAGGCTTAGGGCTTTCGCCTGTTACAAAGCCTTGAGGTAAGATTAATTTCAGCTCTTTCGGTGTAACTTGGCTAATACCTTGCTCCAAACATTGCTCATGAAGCATTTCAAGGTTTGTAGAAACACGTCGAGTTGAACCTCGTACTGCGACAATTAATTGCTCTAAAACAGAAGGATCAATTTCTACATGAGGTGCATAAATACGGCTCAAAAGACTGGCATCATGCATATCTGAAGGAAGTGCAGGAACCCAATTCAATACACGTCCATGAAAACGTTCCCACTTCTCTAATTTGCGCGGAAGTAGCTCTTCACCAATAATTAGGAAAGTACCTTGGCTAGACTCGTAAAGGTCACGAACAATCTCAACCTTATTGCCTTGAATGAGATGGTCGAACTCATCAATGATTAAAGGGCGGCCTGATTTAGCAATTTCTGCACTGGCAAGTTCCATCATGTCTGATAAAGTTGGTTGAGGTGGAATGCTCATTTCACGAAGCAATGCCTGTGCAAATGCTTTTTTTGTATAGGTAGATTTAACTTGCACATAGAAAGCATCTGTCTTTGTAGCAACATAATTAGCAGCAGTAGACTTACCGAAACCACTTGGGCCATAGAAAGCAGAGATTCCTGGCAATAGGGGATTACGTTGTAATGTGCGGTTTACAGCTTCATAACATTGAGCAATGTTGCGAATATTAGCGATGCCGCTAGAAGGATTGACATTTGAAGTCATTTAAATCACCATAAAAAAGTAAGTTGTTTTACATGTAATGTTGGTACGCCAATACCAGCATTACCCTTGACGACGCTCTAAATGCTTTTTGAGCGTTTCGTCATCTAAGCTGTTTTGCCTAAACTTCTTAGATACTTGGAACATTTCCCAAAACTTTTTGTCTTGTTCTGATACCTCCTCACCATTCAAAATTTGATTATCAATACTGATCCAACGATCAACCGCAGAAAGGTTGCCCATTGGTTCATGCTGTACTTCTTCAGGTAAACGAGCATCTTTAAAAAAGATAACCTCTTGATTTTTCTTTTGGATTGGAAGAGCTTCCAATTCTGCAAAGAGCTTTTCACTCTTATTCATGTTGAAAGGAATAATCGTTTGGTTTTCAACATGTTCAATTACAGCTTTAGGACTCATTTCTTCCATTACTTCCAATTGCTTCGCAGCTAAACGACGCATACGACCATCTGCACGTGCAGCGCGAGCTTGTTCAACTTTTGAAACAGGGAAGTAATTACGCTTATTCGCATTCCAGAATGCATAGCAAATTAGGCGACCAGACTCTTCACGTACAACGATTCGATTGGCATCATGAATGTCATAACCAACAAGAACGCTTTCATTGTGATATTGCTCAAGGTCGGCACTGAAATATCTGTTTCCGAATAAATCAATCTCACCTCTGCGAACTTTGCGTTCTTCGTAAGGGCGAAACAAATCTTCAGCATCCCAATCTTCAACTCGATCAATTGGAACTCCTTGTTCTAATGCCTCGTTCCAAGCTTCTAACGGAGTTTGATAGCGTTTTTTTAATGTGCTTGGATCAGTAACACGCTTTAACCCACTGTGAGGTTTATTGTTATATTGCTCAACTACTTGAGCTACATAATCAACAAAATCAACCCAGCTAATCATTGCTTTAGTCTCGCCATAACGCTTTATTTCATTACGTGTAAGCTTGAACACTGCATTGCTGGCTTCACTATCCATATCTTTACCAATGTAAGTTGGTAAATTTTTGGCAGCTTTAACCCATATAGTCTGGTGACTACGTTCGATTAAGCCTTTTGCTTGTGAGTTGTAAGGCAGAGCATGGCTTATCTCTGTATTAAGTCGAGCCAATACACCACGACCTTGTGCCTTCAATAAATCATTTTTATAGCCAGACCCATTGTCGACATAGAAAATTGCAGGAATACCGCATTCAGTTGCACTCATGCGAATGGCATCTAATACAGCCCAGCTGCTTTCTGAAAGGGCAATAGACCACCCAACTAAACGACGAGTTGCAACATCTAATATTGAGGTGAGTTCTGGTCTAAATGGTTTCCCATGTTGAGGATGAGCAACTTCAGCATCAAAACAATGACCATCTGCTGTATAAATGTCTGTAGGTAATAGGGCAGAAGTATCACGACGAATAAAGGGTTGAATATTCTTTAATTCGCGTTTACCCATTCGACCTTTTTGCACATCTACATTACCCATCTTTTCGTTTAGAAAACGATAAGCTTGAGCATAGCTAGGGCATGGAATCTTAGAATCCAAATAGTTTGGAAGTTGTTCCAGCACTACAGTCAATGTTGGCTTTTGAGGTTGTCCCCAAAGTTTTAATAAGGCAGCAGCCCACGCAGGTATAACTGACTGTCTTTGCTTTGGTGCAAGAACTGCTATCACAGGGATTTTCTGTAATTCAGCTTCTTCGACAGCTTTTACCCAATCAAATACAGAACGTCGGCTAATAGCACGTTTTTCACCTGCTTTTGCATTACCTTTCAAAACGGCTTCAAGAATGTCGGAAGATAAAGTTCCTAATGAAGCTTTCTCTACAAACTGTTCAATCGCAGGAGTTTTTAAGACACCTTGTTTAATTTGTTGCTGGATATAGCGCACAATAAATAAACGGTTTTCAGCTACTTCGCGCTGCCAGTTCAAGAGATCAGTGGTTTTCACTACTTGATTACTTACCACTAAAGCTGATGGTTCCGCTTGAATAGCTAAACTTACATCATCCTTAATATTTTTAAGAACTATGAGTTCCATTAATTCCTTGGAAAGTTCGTATTCTTTCCGAACTCCCCCTTTCCCACGACTAGGAACTTCTCTATACTTCAATTCATTAGTTTGAACATATTTCTCCCAACCACGTCTAGTTGTTGGGTGGTTTGATAGGTTCAATTCTAATAAATCAGCAATACTGTAATGTGATTTCATTAGACACATTCCTTTTTGCTGTAGCGTGGATATATACGCTTGTTGTCTACTGTCCAACGATCTGGAAATAGCTCGTGCAAAGGTTTTTCCAGAAATGTAGAGATAACTTGCTCACCGCGTTTACTGGGATGACAAAGGGCATTACGAACTGTTTGCGCAGGTAAATTATTGTCCTTTGCTAATTGAGCAAGGCTTTTTCCTCTGCGTTCAATTTCAGCTTTAATGCTGTATTTATCCCATTGTTCTGTGGGGTTTTGCTCGAATCCCATACGAACTCCTTAGCCTTACAGGCTTTTTTTTAACTGGTTAGAATTGGCGATTGCCTTATCTAACGAAAATAATAGTTCGTAAAAAGTTCGAAGTAAAGAGTTCGCAATAGAAATTACGAAACTTTTTGGGAGTATTTTTTTAAGTGCCTGATTTTAATATAAATAAAGTTGTTCGTTTTTCTGAGTTCGATATTGCACAGTGTTCGCAATTTAAAGAATTTAAATACGAACAAGAGAAAACACCAATTCAGACCCGTTTATATTTTTTAATGTTGTACGGATACAACCCAAGAGGGGAAACTGAATCCTTATATGGATGGGCAGCAAGAATAGGGCTATCAAAATCGACAGCTTTCGGGATTTTCTCGAAGGGTAATCAAAATATGCATGCTTCTGTTGCTACAACTATTGCAGAAGCTACAGGAGCAACACCAGACTGGATTCAAAGAGGAGTCGGGGAGCCATTTATCCGTGATACCCCTTTATATAAAGAGTTAGATAAGAAAATCATACAGCCATTGAAAGAGGAGAACCTTTCAGAAGGTACTGATGATAAGGAAATCAATCTAAAAGTATTGGAAAAATGCTTTGAAGCCACTGATGGGGCTTTGTATGACACTTTTAGAATGATGGAACCAGACGATAAAGCTGATTTCATTTTAAAATTCTATACAGCTTTGATTGAAGACAATGGTTTAACTTTAAAAGTCGATCAAGAGAACTTTGTATCATCTATATTCACAATTGAATATTCGTTGTACTACGCACGACAAAAAATGTCGCCCTCTAGTAAAACTACCTTGATTTCAGGTATTTATGATAGCTATCATTCTAACGCTGAGATGAGAAAATCAGCTTACGATATGTATTTGGAATATAAACGGAAAAAGTAGTTCATGTTAGAGAGCCATAGTGAAAGTTTAGTTCGTCAATTTATGAATATGTCACAACCTGATACTTATAACTTTAATATTAAATTTAAAACTCAAGACCAAACTGTCTTTGAGATTGAACTGTCGGGGAATGGTATTATCAGAAATGAGATTGAAAGGCACTTAATAGATGTTATTGATCATTCAGTAGCATCAGCTACAAGGGCAATCCTTAGTGCAAAATAAAAGATAAAAACTTACTACCCTTTAAGTTTTCCCAAATATTAGTGCAAAATAAAGGACAAATCAGAAAAGTCTGGTTTGTCCTTAAAAAATTCTCAAACTATTGGTACTTAAAGGTTCCATCCCATATCATCCCGTAATATCCCAGCTTATCCCATATATATACAGTGCAGAATAAATAGATAACTCACATTATTTAGTAAAATAAAATGGGATCGGTTATTAACTTATTGATTATTTTTAATAAAATTAAAAAAACTGGTTGAGTGGTTAAGTTTATAAATTTAACTTTTTTATCTATAAATTATATTTTTAATAACTATTATTTAAGTAATTGCTTAATTGTTGCTCTAATAAATTGTATTCTAATTGTTATTTTTTATTGCATTTATTATAGTTCGCATTCCAATAATTACTGATAAACCTTTGGTTTCATGATGAAAAAATTATTACTTACTTCTTTGATTGCTTTAACTTTGGGAATAAATGGTTGTGCAACTATTGTTTCAGGTTCTTCGCAAACACTGACTTTTACTAGTGTTCCTGAGTCTGCAACAATTGAAATTAAAAACCGTAAAGGCGTGAAAATCCATACTGGGCAAACACCAGCAACAGTAAGTTTGAAAAAGGGTGCAGGCTATTTCAAACCTGAAAGTTATCAGGTAACTTTTAGTAAAGCTGGTTATCAAAGCAAAACCGTAGAAGTTACCGGAACATTGAGTGGTTGGTATTTAGGTAATATTCTTTTTGGTGGTTTAATCGGGATTTTAATTGTAGATCCTGCAACAGGTGCAATGTTTAAATTAGCCCCAAAAGATATAAATACAGTTTTAGAATCTCAGAATTTATCTGCTAAATCGCAAAAAGAACCGTCTTTAACTGTTATATTGGCAGAAGAATTACCTGCACAGGTTATGGCAAGAGCTACTCAGATTAAGTGATATAGGCCCTATTAGAATGGTTTGTTCAATAGGTTGAGCTTACGGTTTTATTTGATTAAATAGATATAGTTTATAAAAAAGGGAGAACTTATATTCTCCCTTTTTTAATTATGAAATGGTCACAGTCTTTTCTTCTATCTTTTTCTTAACAATTGCATAGCTTATTCCAGTAACAATACTACCAGCAGCAATTGCAGCAAGATATAACCAAGCATGATTAATTGCATTTGGAATTAAAAGAACAAATACACCGCCATGAGGAGTTACTAATTCGCAATGGAATAAGGCAACAAGTGCGCCTGTCACAGCGCCACCTAAGATACAAGTTGGGATAACACGCATTGGGTCTTTAGCAGCAAAAGGAATTGCACCCTCTGAAATAAAACATAAACCTAGTACAAAAGCGGCTTTCCCAGCATCTTTCTCTCCTGTACTAAATTTATTTTTAGCAATGAGAGTCGCAATAGCCATACCAATAGCAGGAACCATACCGCCCGCCATTGTTGCTGCCATTGGCATATAGGTATTTGTTGTCAGCAATCCGACAGTAAAAGCGTAGGCTGCCTTATTGATTGGACCACCCAAATCAATACACATCATGCTTGCTAATATAATTCCCATTAACACAGCATTTGTTGTGCCCATATTATTTAGGAAGTCTTTCATTAGCTCGAAAATATGTG